ATGATCGGGGCAGGTCTCACGCCGACCACGGTGGCTAACAGCATCCTGCGCCGCGCATTCGGCACAGGCGAACACGTCACCCCCATGAAACTCCAGAAGCTTCTGTTTTTCGTCACATGCTTGTACCAGAGATACACGGGCCGCAGACTGCTCACCGAATCGTTCCAGCCTTGGCAGTATGGGCCCGTTTGCCGCAGCGTCTACGACGAGTTCAAAGGATTCGGTGGCAAGCCGATTAATAGGTATGCTCAGGATGCTTTGGGCAAAGTCACTGCTGTGGATGAGTCCAGCAGTCCTTCCCTGCGTAAGGCCTTGAATCTTGTATGGGAGAATATGGGCGACTTGTCCGCCGTCAAACTTTCCCGCGTCACGCATCGTCCTAATTCCGCATGGTCTCAGGCTGTGGCCGGGCATAAGACGTTCATCAGCAACCGCGCCATGGCGAACGATCACACTTTCGACAATCTGCTGGGAATGTGACCGATGTGCGAGAATAACGAGAACACGGTTGTCCCCGATGACGCGGATGAGGACATTCCTTTCCCAGGAGGTCCTTCTTCCGAGGATGTCTCTGAAGGCGATGACAATAGACGCAAGACCGTTGAAAATGTGCCAAAGACTCAGGGAATAGATCCGGAGAAACAGCACAATTGGTGGATCGAGAATCTCAAGAACATCGCCGCTCTTGGCATAGTGGCGTTTTGCCTCATAACGATTGCCGTATTCGCCATCTTGCAGTTTGTGTGGCATGGCAACGGCGATGTCGATTCCCTCTCCAAGGCTTCTGACGTGTTCAAACTGATTGCTACGACGGCGTTGGGTTTCCTGTTCGGCCGTAATTCCAAATAGCATTTCGGGTATGCTTCGCCCCGTGTAGGATAGTGGGCGAAGCGTCCTCCTTTCCAATAAGCAAGCTGGTCGATGTTTCATCGCCCTGTTGGCGCTGCAACGCCGGCAGGGCAATATTTTTATCTAAGCGATTAACGCATACGTCTCCCCGGCTCGTAGAATCAAGGTATGGGTAAACATGGGACGAAGAAGACCACAGCGCAATCTGTCATAATGACAGTTCTGTCCGTTCTGTGCTATACGGCGGGCGCGTTCTGCGCGCTGTTCGTTTTTGTCGGCGCTTGGCCCATGCTCATCTTCACAGCGTTCTTCATCTTTATCGGCATGTTCGCCTGGAAACATCGATTCGACAGCAACGGTGATAAACCAACTTCCTCTCGAAACACTATTGACGAAGCCGCGGTATGGTGGAAACCGACAAATACGATTCCGGTTCACGCTAAGCAGCATGTTTCCGGAGCGATCGAATACCTCGTCTACAACTACAACGAGCCGGTTGTGGCGAATATTCCGCGAGACAGGATATTCACCGCTGAAATCATTCGACGCAGGATGAATGTGCCTTTCCACGGAAACAGGGATCTCGGCTATGTCCTCGGAGGCGGTAACGGCAACGGCTATGTGCTTTCCTACAACGGCGCACCGTTCGGCGTGATTCCGAATGACAGGCTCTGCGCCTATCTTGATGACGTCCACGCACGCACCATCAGCTGCGTCTGGCATGAATGGTACGAACCGACCATCAAATCGATCAAGGCTCTCGCTCCCTCCACGCGAAGAAGCCGCAGCGAACAAACCATAGCGTCTATGATCGGTGCCGGCAAATGGGATAGCGTGGACAATGTCGATTCTATCAAGGTCAACGATTACAAGCAGCCTAATGCGATGGCGGACAGCCTGCTGTCCGGAAGGAGCTTCATGGACGTCGAGGTGTCCTTGGATATGATTCCGACGCCCAAGGGCTCTTCCGCCAAACCGCATGTCGGGATATTCCATGGCGATGTGGTTCTGTTCGAGTTCGACGCGAGGAAGATGGTCTATGGAGAGCTGGTGCGCCACGCCGGCCGGAACGCACTGGCCCGAGTCGAAAAGAAACTGTTCAGCGAGGGGAACGACAGCCCTTATTACTCCATCATGCTTGTGTTCCAATCAGACACCTCCTCTCAGGCGCGATTACTGCAAAGTCATGTAGGCATTGCTGATAATCGGTGATGGTTTGTATGGTCAGGTCGAGCTCCGAGGCTATGAGCCAAGGCGCTCCTTCGTATGTTTGTTCTGCTTGACGGTATTTTTGCGAATCTACTAGGAGCCGCGCGGCCTCCAATCTGGTACGTTGCTCGTGCATTCCGCATTGGTAGTCGGCGTGCAGCCAATGGACGAGTTCGTGTATGAGCACGCATTTTTTTGCGGTGTATGTAAGTCTTCTGTCTATGAGAATGACGCGGTTTGCTTCTGAGTAGCAACCCCACATATTGTCTAAGATGTCGCTTTCTACGGTGACATCTATTCCGCTCGAATAAATCGCCATGCGCATGGGGCCATAGTTCATGTGCGTGTCGAACGGAATAAGGCGTTTCATGCCGATGCTTCTCCATCGTGGTTCATGTAATAGTCCTTTCCCTCTGCTCCGTAAGCCGCAAGGCTGACATCGCTCTTGTGTGCCAGACGTTTTGTCTCCGCTATCCGCGATGCCGTTTGCGCTTTCTCGTAGGCGATGCGGGTCATGTCGGCGGCGTTTGCTCCGAGCGCTTTGCATAGATCTCCAAACACATCGATGGGAATTTGTCTTTGTCCTTTTAGATAGCGAAGAACGGTGACGGGACTCAGCCCGACTTCTTCTGCAATGTCATCGTTGGTTTTCCCCATGCGGGCTTTTTGGGCTCGAAGCTCTTCTGCGATGGCTTCGGCAAATTGATCTCCATATTCGGTCATGGATAAATAATAACACATATCGGGGAGAAAATTAACCATATAGATTAAAAACTAACTTGACTAACTATCCAAATGGTGCTTACATTAACCATATGGTTAATCAAGAAAGCACCACAAAACAGGTGGCAAATAAAATCGCAGCCGCGCTGGAAGCCGCGAAGCGCTCCGTTAAGTGGCTTTCCGACCAATCAGGGACACCCTATGTGACCCTTCGTCGACAGCTCAGCGGGAAAGCCTCCATTTCCATTGGTCAGATTGCCGTTTATGCGGATTGTCTGCGTGTTGAACCGATGACAATGCTCCCTGACTCATTCATAGCGCTCGCTGGCAAGGAGGAGGCGTGATGGTGACGGAAATCATTCAGGACGTGGCGATCGTGTTCCTCGCGGTCGCGGTCATCATGGAAACCCTGCACCTGAAAATGCTCGATAAGGCGGTCAGCTCTTTATGTGATCAGCCACTCGAATCGTCTTCCGATGGGTTTGGAACAGGAACGGGAGTTGATGCCAAGTGACCGTCAGCTCCGTATCAGCAGGAACCTTCAACGGTATGACCATCGGTAACCGCTGCTGCAGGTCTGGCTTCTCGGCCGTGGCCGACACCCATACGCCGATGCTCTCGCCGCGTTTGACGAGCGCCTTGTGCTCGCCTTCCGCGAACGTGATGGCGTCCGAATACTCGTGGTTCGACGTTACGTCCACATCGGTCACGTCGGTTATCCCGACGTTCTCCAGCACGATGTGCACCTTCGACAGCCCGTCCTCGGTCTTGTTGTCGATGGTGCGCATCCTCCACCGGGTTCTGGGAATCATGAACAGACCCATGATGAACGTTCCTCCCGTGAACACCGCCGTGGCGAGGTTCACCCAAAACGATGGCCAATCAGTCATCTGATCCACCTTTCCCTTCGCTGGTTTGGATTTTTGAATGTCGCAGTTCCAAGCCTACCGGCGGAGGGGCCTACACGAAAAGAGAAACCGATGAACGCCAAGGATTACGGCCATCACTTCAGCGGTTACCGGAAGCCGGAGGCCACCGAACCTTCCCATGGTTTCATGCGCCGTCTCATCTTCTGGGCCATCGTGTTCGCGGTGTGCATCGGCTGGGTGATGACCCACACGGGTTGCGCGCATCCCATCGGCAACGGTTTGGCCGCGCTCATGGGCTTCGGGCTCGTTCCCCTGCGGCTCCTGTGCCTCGTTTTGAGCGAGGCGGGCGTCGAATAACAGTCTTGCCGGACGGCGTGGAAAACCGGCCGGCCAAGCGGAAGGAAAACCGGTAACCCACGTGATAACTGAAAAAACAACTGACAGATACGGTGTCAGTTTTCTTGAACCGGCGTCGGCCTGCTACCAGCGTTTACTATTCGGGCCGGCGTCACGGGCGGTGCAGGTTGCCCCCAGTCGAGATCGCGTAGGTCATGTGTGCGCGGCAAAGACCGGGACCACGGTTCGACTCCGTGGCCGTCCACGAACGCAAGTTCAAAAAAGAAAGCCCCCGCTGGCACGGGGGCGAGAAGAAAAACTCTCAACAGAAAGGATACTCCGATGGATGAATCGATTCGGGAGCTCACCACGAAACAGGCCGTCGAATTCCTCAACCACACGGTCGCCAAGCACACGCTTGAGAACCTGCGCTACACGGGAGGAGGCCCGCGATTCCGCAAACGCGGGGTGAAACGCGAAGGCCGGAAAAGGGACACGCGCCGGGTGGTCTACCCCATCGACGATCTGACCCGCTGGGCGACCGAGAACGATTTGCAATGCAGGACGGAGGCCGCATGAGCGCCGATGACAACGACATGTGGCTGGCGGTCGCGGCCCGGCTGCTGCCCAACCTGGACATCCTGACCGCCCACCCCACACGCCAGTCGTTGGCGAGCCTCATTGGCCTGAGCATCCACGAGGCCGGGCTACGGCTCGTCAGACTACGAGAGGATACGGATGACGACGACGGACACGGACACGGTGGAACTATGGAGCCCGATCACGGACGAGGGCATGAGCATGACGCCGGGCGAACTGATCGTGGAGTTTATGGATCTGATCAGCGACCGGAACAGTCAGACCGGCAACCCGTACCTGTACGTGATGCCGTTGCCGGGCATGGTCGTCATCGACAGGCAACGGCGCAGGGTGAGCGCGCGAGTGGAATACGTCAGCAAATCGAAGCTAAGGAGCAGGAATGAAGCGAGTGACCGTTGACATGGCAGCGCAGGCGACCGGCCTGTTCGACGTGCACCGTTTCCGCCAGCACACGAAGAAGGAGCGTGAGAGTGCGTGGCACTCGTTCCGCGCACTGGGTGTCGGCGGTTCGGACATGAGCACGATTCTCGGCCTCAACCCGTACTCGACCCCCTACGACCTGTGGTTGGAGAAGACGAACCGTCAGCAGCCGGAGGATATCAGCGGCAAGTGGGCGATCATCAAGGGCAACGCCTTGGAGGTCGAACTGCGCCGCCGGTTCCGCCAACTGCACCCGGAGTACCAGGTCATCGACGGCACCGACATTTCCTTGGTATCCAAGCAGCATCCGTTGATGCACGCCTCGCTGGACGGTTTCATCTACGACCCCGAGTCGGATTCGTTCGGGGTGCTGGAGATCAAGACGGCGAACGCGAACCGTGGCCGCACCGACTGGCACGACGAGACGGGCGAGCTCGTGGCCCCGCAGTACTACATGGCGCAGGTCACGCATTACATGGCCGTCACCGGCTTTACGTGGGGCGTGTTCTACGCGGATATCGGCGAAAGCGAGCCGGTGGAGGTGCGTTTCGAGCGTGACGAGGACGACATTCACGCTGTAATCAAAGCCGCCGAGGACTTCTGGGGTTTCGTCACCCGCGACGAAATGCCCGCCCTGACCGGCGCGGACGTGGCCAAGGCGTACCCGGAGCCTTCGGAGGGCATCGAGGACATGAGCGACAGCACTGATCTGCGCAGGCTCATGGCCGACTACCAGCAGACGACCGCCGACCTCAACGCCATGAAGGCCCGCAAGGAGGAGTTGCAGGACTGCATACTCCCCTATATCGGTGACCACGATGGAGTGCGCTGCGGCAACATGCAGGCCACATACAAGCACAGCACGCGCAAGGGCTATACGCGGGTCGTGCAGCCGTGGGAGGGCCGCACCTTCCGATTCAGCGAAATCAAACCGAAGAAAACCAAGTAAAGGAGACCCGATTATGGGACAGTTAGCGACACAGGCGCAGAACGCGCAGATGCAGGCCATGAACCCCGAACGCGATATCCGGGACATGGTGCGCAGCTCGTGGCCGCAGATCGAGAAGGTCATCGGCGGTAACCTCAAGCCCGACATGCTGCTGCAATACTGCATCAGCTCCATCAACCGCGAACCCCAACTGCGCAACTGCACGCCGGTCAGCGTCCTGAGCTGCTTCATGCAGTGCGCCGCACTCGGCCTGAAACCCTCGAACGTGGATGGCCTCGGCCAGGCGTATATCCTCCCTTACAGCAACAAGAACCACAAGGGAGGCCAGCCGGATGCCACGTTCGTCATCGGCTACAAGGGCATGTTGAAGCTGCTGGAGAACAGCGGCATCTATGCGCAGCCGGTGGCCGTGTACGAGGACGACGGCGTGAAGCTGAAGATGGACGCGAAGGGCACGCCGTACATCGAATGCCCCTCAGACATCAACCTCGATGCCGACCACTCCCCCGACAAGCTCAAGTTCGTGTTCCTCTCCATCGACCTGCCGAACGGAGGCACCTACGCGAGCTACATGAGCCGCAAGGACTTGGAGGCGTACCGCGACCGTTACGCGCCGCGCAGCAGGTACAAGGGCAACGCGGTGACCGGCCCGTGGGTCACGAACTTCGTGGAGATGGGCATGAAGACGCTTATCCGCCGCAGCTTCAAGTACCTTCCGGTCAGCGTGGAGGCCAAGACCGCCGTGACGGTGGACGAGACCACGCCGGACTATTCCGACGTGCTGGCACCAGCCATCGACGATGCCATGACACCCACCATCGACGTGGACCCCGCACAAGAGGAAGAACAGCCGCAGGCACCGGCACCGCAGCAGCCCCAGCAGCCGGAAGCGCAGCCCGAGGCGGGGCCTTCCCCGGTGGATGTGAAGCGTGCGGAGATGATTCGCCGTTTCCAGGGTCTGGGCGTGGCTTCGGACGCTGAGGCGTGCGAGACCATCACGAAGATTCTGAACCGTGAGGTGAAGGCCAGCGACGAACTGTCGGAGGCTGAGCTTGACAAGGTGCTGGGCCAGTTGAAGGCCAGCGTGAAGGAAGGCGAGTGAGGACATGGCGGGAAGAGCGACCATCATCATCCAGGGCACGGCGTGGGGCGTGAGAGAAACGCAGAACGGCAAACGGTATCTGAGCGTATCGGTGTCGCCCGGCTACCGCGACCGGAACGGCAACTGGAAAAGCCAGCCGGAACAGTACTACTCGGTGTGGCCTGCGGGCTACGCGAACCTCAACCCCGTGTTCGACCAGATCGCCCAGCTGCGTCAGAATCAGGACCAGTTCGTGGACGTGACCATCGTTGGAGAGGTCAGCGGCTGCGACGCCTACACGAACAAGAAGGGCGAGCTTGCCGCCAGCTGCAACGTCAACGCCAGCGCTGTGGCCATCACCAACGTTCGACAGAAGAACGGCGGACAGCAGGGGTACGGCCAGCAGCCTGGTTACACGCAGCAGTCGCAAGGTGGCTTCCAGCAGTCTCAGCCTCCGGCCTCCGACCCATGGTCCAGTGATCCGAGCTTCTGATGCTGCATTTGTATCACGATGAGACGCCGCCGGACGTGGAACCGGTCTGCGAGAAGCACGGGTGCACGCTGTACCCGGCAAGACCGATTCCATGCCCGGAATGCGCTTTGGAAGCAGACGAGATGTACGCGGATTACGGATTGGAACGATAAAAGATGGCACGCAACAGGAAAACCGCGAAGGGCGAGGGCGCTCGCTTCGAGAGCGCGGTCGAGATGTACATGCAGTGGGCGTTCGACGACCTCCGTATCGTGCGTCGCCGCACCAAGGGACGCGATGACCCCGGCGACATCGGCAACCTGTACTGGAACGGCAACCCCGTCGCCATCGAATGCAAGAACACGCGGGAAAAGGCGTACCGCGCCCAATGGGCCGAAGCCGTAGACGAAATGCATAACATCGGCGGCGAGATCGCGGTGCTCGTCAAGAAGCGTCCCGGCGTCGGATACCGGAGTCTGAAAAGCATCGGCCGCCAGTCGTCGATTACCAGCCGCGACATGCTGAGCCTGCTGCGACAGGGGCTGAACGCACCGATGCCGCTCACACTCGAGGATGTGCCGCGCAATCCCGATCTGGTCGGCATGACGCTAGAGCAGTTCTGCCTGCTCGTCAACCACGGACTGCCATTGGGCCCCGAATCGAGGTCGGAAGATGGCCAGGATTAACCCTCATACCTACATCGGTGGTAGCCGTCGCACCGGTTCGCGTGGCGGCTACCACCGCAAACCCAAGACCAATGGCGAGGGGCTGAAGCCCAGCGAGATAATCGCCGCCAGCCCCGAACTGCTGGAACTGATAGCCGAATACCAAAGAGACAAGAGAAAGGAGGCGGACTGATGGCCGGGCACGATATGGAAACGTTCGCGAAGCTCAGCACACGCCTATGGCAGAACGAGAAAGTTCGCGTGTTTGCAATGGAGTACCCTTCCGCGTTCTCCGTGTGGACGTTCGCGATCTCGTACTGCGCTGGCGAATTAAACGACGGGGAACTGTCCCGCTTCCATTTGAAATGTCTGCTCGGCGCTTCCGATGAAGATATAGACGCACTCATCGACGCGCATCTTTTAGACGAGCATGAGGACGGCACCTTGTGGCTGCATGATTTCGTCGCAACTCAGGGTCGTTCTCGTGCTGACGTGGAGGAGGCTAAGGCGAAGAAAGCCGAGGCCGGTCGAAAAGGTGGCGCAGCGTCCGGCAAGTCACGCAACGTGAAGCACGACTCAAGCAAAACGAAGCAGACGCGAAGCACGAACGAAGCAGACGTGAAGCACGACTCAAGCAAAACGAAGCAGACGCGAAGCACGAACGAAGCAGACGTGAAGCACGACTCAAGCAAAACGAAGCCAGATACAGATACAGATACAGATACAGATACAGATAAGAATTCTTCTAACGAAGAATTCTCTCTCCCCCAAACCCCCTCGCAAGCCGAGGGGGCCGCAGAGAGCGCCGACGAGGATTATCCCATCGAGTTCGAGCAGTTCTGGCAGACCTATCCACGCAAGACCGGCAAACGCAAGGCCTTCGAGGCTTGGCGGAAGGCGCGGAGGAAAACCAACAACACGTTCCTGATCGCCAAGGCGTCGAGGTACGCCGCCGACCCGAACCGGGAACCCGGCTACACGCTCACCCCGGCGAACTGGCTGGACGGCGAACACTGGGACGACGACCCGCTGCCGGCCAAACCCGAGCCGACCGCACGCCCCTCGCCATCGGCGTGGAACCGTTCGCAGGCCAACCAGGACGCGAACGCGGCACTGATAGCCCACTACGCGGCCGAGGAAGCCGCCGAAAACCAATCACGGGAAGGAGTCCTGACATGCTGACGCTCAAGGAAAGCACGCTCGTGCTGGCGAAGATTCGCGTCCACCACGGCAACGCGGCCATCACCGACTTGGAGGCGCGCACGTTCCACGAGGAGCTTCGCGCGGACATGACGCTGGGAGAGGCATTGGAGGCGGTGAAGCGCTTCTACGCGGACAACAGCACGGGTCGCTGGTGCGGTTCCGGCGATGTGAACGCGATGGTCCGCAGGATGCGCAACGAGTCGAAGCCCTCGGAGGCGCAGATAGCGCGCGAATGCGAGGCGCGGGGCCTATCCGCGGACGAGGCGTGGATGTACCGCCGCCAGCGGATGCTCGGCAACGGCCCGGAGCAGGCGCAGCAGCAGGCGTTGACCATGCGCAACCCACTCGAACTGCCCGCCGCGCAGCCGAAGTCACGTTCCGCGGCCAGACGGTTCGCAGGTGCCCAGAAGCTGGGTGCTGCCTCACTCGGCTCGATTCTGAGGGGCGCGTGATGGCCGAAAAGTTCCCGACCCCGCAGGAGCGTGCGATGGCGTGGCTGTTGGAGGCCACGGAGATTGGCGGCATGAGCCGGCCGGAGACCGCGCTATACGCCTATCAGGCCGGTTTCACGGCGGCGCTCGACTTGTGCATCGAAATCGAAACACGACTCAACAAGGAGGAAAACTGATGACCATGCTGCTTGCTGAACGATTGCGTGATCTCGCGACGCAGACCCACCTGCTCGAAGAGAAAGTGAATGCTCTCGGCTGGATGGCCGCCAACGGCGCGCAGACATTGAAATCAATGACCCGCGCTCAGGCGCATCTCATGCTCGCCGAATGCGAGCTGCTAGATGCAATCGAAGCGAACGAAAAGAAGGAGAACAACAATGAGTGAGAAACCATTCTGGGAAGGCAAGACCTGCAAGGAGCTGGACGGACTACATGTCAAGATAACGTGGAATAACGGCGACACGATGACCAGTACTCTCAACATTTTTGGAAACGCTGGTCAGTGTGAACTTTCTCCCGCCCGTCATCCAGCCGCGACTTTCGCCCCCTACGCCGACATCAAGTCCATTGAATTGCTGGACGACCCTAAGTGTGAGCGTATCGATGACATTGATGACGTGCGTGAAGGTGATATCTTCGTCGCTAAGGACGGCAACCACTATCCGATCAAGCACATTGGCGACTACGGCCTTGGTGCCACGTTCTGTGTGAGTCTTCCCTACGGCATTAGAGCTTGGCTGGCCGATTCCGCGTTCTCCTATGCGTTGCGTCCGAAACCTCAGCTTCCTGACCGTGATGGGTTGTGGTTCGACAAGGACGGTGCCCTATGGGTGGCTCGCGACGGCAAGGCTCGTGCTATCTGCACCAGTAAAGGCACATGGATGGCTAATGGCTCTGTCGATTCACAATTGCGTGTGTTTGCCCCGTTCTGCCCGGCTAAGGCGGTGGAAGCGTGAGCATCATCAGAAGTGAGGCTGAACACGTGTACAAGGGCGACACGCTCCTGCAGGAGTCGTATATCGCCGGGGCCACGCGCCAGCCCACGGAAGAGGAAATCGTAGCCGGGGCGAAAGCGTTCTACGAGGCGTTGAAGCCCGACTCTTACCCTCAATGGGATTCTGATTGCGCGTTGAAGGCCGAATACTACGACGCCATGCGACTCGCAGTCAAGGCAATGCAAGGAAAGGCAACGGAAGAATGAGTGATTACAAGCAGCGGATGATCCGCGAACATCGAGAATTGCAAGAACGCATCATCAAGCTGGCGCACATGCTTGAAGGCTACGCGGAGGGCACGTTGGACTTCACGCCCGCGTGTTCTTTCCAGCTCCTTGAAAGCCAATTGTACGCGATGGAGACATACGCGAACATCTTACAGGAGCGTGCGCGTATCGAACAGGTGGATTTGAACGCGCCTCTTGAGGGAGGTGAGTCTGGTGAGGTTTCACAGGATTAGCCCGTGTCCCAAATGCGGGGGCAAGGTCAAGGCGAAATGGGAGCGAGTGGCCCGACCGTTTGCCCACTCGTACTGGCGTCTGATTTTCCAGTGCGCGCATTGCCGGCAGCGGTGCCGCATGTTATGGGACATTGCGCCATACAAAGGCAACTGCTATCTGGATGCAATCCGTTGTTGGAATGCGATGTGCAACGGAGACCGGCAATACAAGCTGATTCGCGAGAGTCTGGGAGGCAGACGATGAGCACTCTGGATATTTTGGGCAACACGAGCGAGCAGGCGGATTCGATACGTCTGATGCTCAAAGTGCGGGGGCATGAAGGACGGTCGTTTCATCGACGCCGACCCGCTCATCATCCTCAAGGCCGACAACCATCAAGGCTCCGACAGGTGGGACGTGTATGTCAGCAAGACGGTGTATCCGACCGCCGAATCGTATGGCACGCTCGCCGGCGTGCTGAGGATGCTCGCCGACGACGTGGAGATCATGGCGCGAGAGAAGGAAATGGGAGGCGGACAATGAGTGACTGCTACTTGTGTCGTAAACCGTTGCACGGCGATAGCTCATCGGTGGACATCAAGCGCTGGGACCCGCGGCGCAACGTGTTCTTCGATGAGACGCGGCGGGCCTGCGCCGAATGCGTCCGACGTCGGAACGGATACCAATCCCGACGTGCCAAAGCCCGACGCGATGCGGCCCGCGTCCTGCTCAACAAATGGCTTGACAAACAAATGGAGGTGGACGATGAGTTGGCTTGATGACCTCTACCGGATAGTCGGCAAAGGCGACGTGCGGGACTCCGATTTCATTCTCAACGGCGAAAGCTTCTACTGCCCCCAATGTGGCAGACACCTAAAGGCCGCTACAGGAACCGTGAAAGGCTCCGAGGAGAAACGCTATCGGTTCAAATGCGTTGACCGAATGCATTACCGCACCAAATGGCATGAGTCGTATCAGGCCGCGTTGATGGAAATGATCGAGACGTTCGAGAAAGGGGAAAACGCATGAACGAGATTCAGCTTACGGACCATTTGGCCGCGCGAATCAGCGCGGAAGGCACCTGCGGCCGTTATCGAGCCAAAATCTACGAGGACGGCGACTTCAGAGAGTCCCTGTACGCCATGAGCCTCAAACGTCTCAAGCGCAAATGCGAGAAGTATGCGAAGCGTGAACGCAAGGCCATCGCATATGTCGCCACGCTCAAGGAGGAATCATGAGCGTAAGCAGTCTCAAACGCGAGGAAATACTCAAATGGCATCGGAGCAAAGCGGCCACGCCCGAATACACGGCGAAGCTGCTCGGCGTGCCATTGGATGAGGTGCTGTACATCATCGCCCATCCTGAAACGCCCGCACCCCACAAGGATGATTTCACGTCAGAATTCATCGAACCATTGCTCTGAATTCAGCGTAAAAACACTGAATTCAGCGTAAAAAAAAACGAAACCCTCCACCGAAAAGATGGAGGGCACGCTCACCAAGCACCATGATAGCCGGAACGTGGAGGGTTTCAAACAATGTTCATCCAAACCGAACCATGCCAATACTGCGGCAGCCAACAGGTCGAGAAACCGTGGACGCTCTGCCGGAACTGCCGCCGACAGTACGCGAAAACACTCCACTCATTGCGCCATAACATGCAACTATTGCAGCGGGTCGCACGGCATGAGTACAAGCTCACAGAGCCCGGCAGCGGCGGGAAACCGCAGGGCGGCGAGGCACCCGCACCAGTCAACATGCACGCCATCGACCTGCTGGACGAAGCCGAAAGCCTGCTGCAGGACGCATGGTACGACGCGGGAGCCGTGTGGAGCGACCGATGGCAACGCCTAATCCCCCGCATGCAGTCACATCTCGCATGGCTGTGCCAGGCCACGCACGCGGGCCGATTCCTGCGCCAATTGATCCGCATGAACCAGCGCATCATGCCATTGGTGGACAGAAGGCCACGCACGCGCCGGATAATCGGCGTCTGCCCCGAATGCGGACGCGAGGTCATGGCCGCGAAGGGCGAATCGCTGCTGCTATGCAAATGCGGCAACCCCATCAACGTGGCCGAGCTACGCGAACAAAGCCAAGCCAAGGCCGAAGCCATCCACCTGACCAAGACACCGGCAGGCATGAGCCAATGGCTCAAAGACAACTACGGATACGAGGTCAGCCGCAAAGTAATCATCATGTGGATACGCCGGGGCAAACTCCCCAGCAGCAAACCAGTGGAAGACGGATACTACGAATTCAGCATCAGGGAGATAGTCAGCATGGCAATGGCATATTCCAACCGGCAGTAGGCTGTTGCCGCATCGTGGTATACTCCGTATCAGGATTAGTGTGAAAGCCTCTGAATCAACCGGTTCAGGGGCTTTACTCATATCCTCCGTATCTCATGGGCTGAGAGTACTCCGCCGGCAGCGTCCAAAGCGCCGGCGCCAGTCAGCCCGCCACGGCTTGCGTACGGTAGAGGACTAACCGGTCACGCCGGGATGGCGTGACATCCAGTAAACACGGCCACTGGATCGCGAATTCGAATCTCGCCCAAGCCACCAATCCCCTCAGCGAGTAGGCAATCATGAGCAACAAGGCGGGATCAGGGCGCTACAGCAATGGAGCAGCCCGCCGCAAATGCAAAGCCAGACACATCGCAGCCGAAGGGCCAATACCAATCTGCGCACTCTGCGGCAAACCCATCGACCTCACACTCAAAACACCACACCCACTCAGCTGCGAGCTCGATGAGATCATCCCATTCAGCCGAGGCGGCTCGCCAGTCAGCTTCGACAACACCCAACTCGCACACAGGATCTGCAACCAGCGAAAAGGCAACAAAATCACCACCACAGGCCACCAAAACACAAAACAACCACAAAACACCATCCCGATCAGCCGCCAATGGTAACCGGGGGCCAACCCCCTCCCCTCCCATGCAAGGCTCCCCACAGGTCATAGCGCCGCCATCCCCCCGCAACCCGTGTGGCTCTTCGCACGTTTGGTCGCCGGGGTGCCTGCGTGGGCCTGTGTGAGCCGTTCCGGCATGGTTTTGATGGTTTTGTCCCGTTGTTTTCCGAGGCTGTTACGTTTGATTCTCCGTAGTTTTAATGTGTCACGAAATTATGGTTGCAATCCGTTGGAATATATGCTATAGTTACAACTATGGTCAACCAATGTAGGAATTGCGGCCATTTCTTCCAATCCACACCAAACCCTAGGCGTCCGAGACTGTTTTGCTCGGACAGATGCCGCAAGGCGTGGAGCCGCAAACATCAATTACCACAAGCGCTCAAGTCGCTGCCCCGTTGGGTGCGCGCCGTCGGTAAGCGTCCGATCCAGTGTGATGGGTCGCCGGCCAGTTCGACCGACCCCGATACCTGGGCATCATATTCGGAGGTCATGCGTTCCAAAGCCGGTGACGGCTACGGCATCATGCTCGGCGACGGGCTCGCGTGCTGGGATTTCGACCATGTTAATTTGGCTGAACCGCCAGCAAAGGCCGTGGAACTGCTGTCCGAAGCGATTTATGCGGAGGTTTCGACCAGCGGCCATGGGCTGCATGTGTTCGTGGAGTCGTCGGAGCCGAGTTTCCGGCGTGACGGCGTCGAGTTCTATTCGCATTCGCGGTTCATCCGCATGACGGGAAGGAGGTGGCCGAAGTGACCACGGTTATCCGCAACCAGGGCACGAGTCTCGCGGTGCGCGAGAAGCTCGCCGCCGAAGGCAAGCCCGTGCTGTTGGCGTTTTCGTGCGGCAAGGATTCCATCGCCGCGTGGCTGGCGCTGCGGGACATGGGTATCGAGGTTATCCCCGCGTACCTCTACTATGTGCCCGGTTTGAGGTTCGTGGACGAGGAACTGGACTGTTTCGAGCAGAAATTCCAGACCCGGATCAGGCGCTATCCGCATCCGTCGTTGTACCGGTGGCTGAACAATGCGGTGTTCCAGGCTCCCGAACGGTTGAGGTTTATCGAGGCGGCGCGTTTGCCGGAGCCGTCGTATGAGCAGATGTGGGATTTCATTCGCGCCGACATCGGCTTGGATAAGAGCACGTGGTGCGCGGATGGCGTGCGTGCGGCCGATTCGATTCAACGTCGCGGCGCGTTCGTGCAGTATGGGTACTGGCGGCGCAACCTCAAGAAGGTCAGTCCTATCGGGGATTGGCTCAAGGGCGAGGTATTGGACTGCATTAGCGGGCATCATATCGAGCTGCCGTGTGATTATGAGTGGTTCGGCCGCTCGTTCGATGGCATCGACAAGCGTTTCACCAAGATTCTCAAAGACAAGGCACCGGACGATTACGCGACGCTGCTTGAATGGTTCCCCCTGTTGGAGGTGGATCATGTCAGGTGATTTCAGATTCGATTTTTCCAAGAAGAAGCCCAAGGGCAAGCGTGTGAAGCCGGTGCCGGAGAATCTGGACGAGAACGCGAGGGAATACCGCGAGCGTGCCCGTGCGGAGCGCAAGCGGTTCGTGGATGCGACCGACACCGAATTCTGGCTGTGCCTGTGCTTCCCCTCCCCCGCCGAGTTGACTCAGTGGCGTGAGCGGTTTGGTTTCGGCGAGGAACACCGGATCTATGCGTACCGCGACATCGCCGACAGGCTTGCCCCGTACAAGCCGGCCAGGTCGTCTGCCGTGGCGTTCGGTGCCGGTGTGGGGTTCGCCGGTGGTCTCGGTTTCGCGGAGAAGACGCCCGACCCGCTCGCCGGTGTCGAGTACACCGATGATCTGGAAAAGGATTGTCTCGCCGAGTTCGCCGCCCTGCACAAGGCGCTGGTTTCGGCTCGCAGCCCGGAAAGGCTTGTCGATCCGACCGATTCCGAACATTGGTTCGCCATCGCGTTCCCCCTGCGCGATGATAAGGACTCTTTCCTCGCCGAGTATGGTCTTCGCAAGCTCGGCGACAAGTATCTGGACGGCATGGCCGTCGCTCGGAAGCTGGGAGGTGAGTTATGAGGCGAGTCCGTTATGCGAGCACCAACGATATCCGCTATACGGGGTATGGGCGTCGCTCTTCCGGTTCATCCGGTGGCGGTGTATCCGCCCTGCGTGTGAGTGCGTCCCGTTCCGCGTCGCGATCGAGCGGATCGTGAACCGGTAACAATATTTTCGTTCAAGCCGTCCCTATGGGGCGGCTTTTCCATTGAAGAGAGACTTTCATGGCGCGTAAATCCCAGACCTTCAGTGAATACGCCGCCGAACGCGGTATCAAGGTCACTCCAGATTTCACCATTCACCGAAGAGGTAACTTTCACTATCCACTTAAGGACGAGGAACAATCCCGACGTCAAAGAAAAGCACTCGCCGATTACCGCAAATTGGTCAAATCCGGGGCCATCCACGATCCAACTCTTGAGCGCGCAGCAAAAGCGGGAAAACCGTGGGCGAAGAAAATCCTATCGATGAAACGGGCCAACAGCAGAACCGCTTCCCGCTCTTCCGGCTCCTGATATTTTCCTGTCCGATTTTCGTGCTTGGAGGGAGGTGGATTATGCGAAACCTGTTCCAGCGTGCCGGTAGTGCGGTGCGTAATGTGGCCGGTCGTATCCGCAGCGCTTTTTCTCGCGGCGGCTCGCGTTCCTCCGGCTCCTGATCTTGTTGTCTCTTGTGATTGGAGAATCTCGTGGCACGACGCACAAAGGTTCAATCTGAATCTGAATTCTTGGCCGAGCGTGGCTTGTCGAGTCCGATAAGCGGTTTTGCGGACGACAAGATGCGCTCGAACCGGCAGATTCGCACCAGCCGCGGAGCGAAGGCATTTCAAAAAGCCGCTCAACGCGCGTCATCTGATTACCATACGCAGAGAGAATCCGCACGTGCGGAATACCGTTCTCGGGTTCAATCCGGCGCGGTACGTCCTCCCTCTTCCGTTGAAAAAGCATTGAAAACGGCGCAGGGTAATTCCGATAATGAAGCCGTAAGGGCCGCGCGTCGTATTCTCGCCAAGCGAGGTATTGACTGGAAAACCGGCAAGCGACTCGCTCGGGGGAAAGTGGCGTCCCGTTCATCTGGCTCCTGATTTCTCGATGGAGGTGGTTGTCATGCGTCCGAGATACGTGCAGGGCGAGTTTGATTTCTCTCGTGCAGCCGGTTCCGCTCGCGCTAGCCGCTCCAGCGGCTCCTAGACATTGATTCGAGGTGACCCAGTTGGCCAAGACCACGATAACGCAGCCACAGTTGCCTGACGGCATCGAATGGCCGGAGGCTACCGTGCGATGGTGGGAGCATTTGGCTTCCACCCCCGGCGCGGACTCGTGGACGGAGGCCGACTGGGACAACCTCATGAACGCCGCCCTGATCCACGCGGACATCTGGGGTTCCGGCAATTTCGCCAGCGTGCCCATACTGAACAAGCTGTTGCAGGATTACGGGATCACGCCCGCCGCGCGCAGCCAGATCATGCAGGCGAAAGTCCAGAAGCAGGAGCGGCATACGCCGCTTGACGAGATAGCCGAACGACGGAAGCTGAGGGTGATCGAGGGTGGCAAGGCGAAGAGGCGTACAGGAACCTAGCTTCGCTCTGGTTCCCAAGCACGCGCAGTCCGAGGGAGGAGAGGCGTGCGCGCTCGCTGCCGGCTACGACATGAAGCCGGACAAGTGGCAGCGCATCGTGCTCGAGGGGTGGCTCGCCACGGATTCGAAGCTGCAATGGGCGGCGTCGGATTGCGGGTGCGCGGTGCCGCGACAGAACGGCAAGAACGCGATTCTCGAGTTCACGGAATTGTACCTTGCCGCGATCCTCGGCATGAAGATCCTGCATACGGCGCATGAGGTGAAGACCTGCCGCAAGCATTTCCTGCGCATGAAATACTATTTCGAGAACGCGCGCAAGTTCCCCGAACTGTCGGAACTGGTCACCTATATTCGAGCCACGAACGGCCAGGAGGCCATCGTGTTGAAGAACGGTGGCAGCATCGAGTTCATCGCCCGTTCGAAGAGTTCGGGCCGTGGCTTCACGGTGGACGTGCTGGTGTGCGACGAGGCGCAGGAGCTGACCGACGAGCAGATGGAGGCCATACAGCCCGCCATCAGCTCGGCACCTTCGGGCAATCCGTTGACCATCTACACGGGAACGCCGACCCCGCCGACCTCTCCGGGCACGGTGTTCGCTCGTATGCGCCGCAACGCGCATCGTGACAAGCCGCCGAAGAACCTGTGCTGGTTCGAATGGGCGGCGAACGAGATCGGCGACGTGCACGACCAGCAACGCTGGTACCGGTACAATCCATCGCTCGGCACACGACTGCTGAAGAGCGTGGTCGTTTCCGAATCGGAGAAGATGACCCCTGACGGTTTCGCCCGCGAGCGTCTCGGCTGGTGGAACGATCAGGCCGGCGCGTTGTCCGATATCGATGTTGACGAGTGGGCCAAGTGCAAGACCGACAGGCCCTGCATGGACGGCTACAACTCGTATGCGGTCAAGTTCAGCGCGGACGGCGCGAACGTCACCCTCGTGGCGTGCGTGCGCCCGCCCAGCAAGTCGGGTGAATTGCCTCACGTGGAGGTCATCGCCTCGCGCAGTATGCGCGGTGGCACCGGTTGGCTGGCCGATTGGCTGGCCGCCGAGAAGGACGGTGCGGAACGGTGGCGCAAGGCCATCGGCATCGTCGTAGACGGGCGTGTTGGAGCGCCTACTCTGGTCAACAGCCTCATCGATAAGGGCGTGTCCAAAAGAGTGATCGTGGTTCCGCGTCCTTCCGACATGGCGGACGCTTGTTCGATGCTCGAACAGGCCGTGAACGATCACAGGCTTACCCATTTCGGACAGCCGCTGCTTGACGAGGCGGTGGGTCATGCGAAGCACAGGAAAATCGGCGACGGGTTCGGCTACGAGCCGTCCATGGAGAACATCGACGTGAGTCCCGTGGAAGCGGTGGCTCTCGCGTATTGGAACGTCAAGACTTCCAAGCGTCATCCAGGCAGAAGAGCGAAGGCGGTGGCATTCTGATGCAGATCCCGAATCTTGAAGGCGTGCAGGTCGATGATCTGCCCGAGGAATGCCGAGAACCGTGGGATTTGATGATACGTCAATGGTCCCAGAAGCTCGAACGTAACCTTTTACGAACCAAATACTACGACGGACGAAACGAGCTTAAGAATCTGTCCATCGCCGTGCCGGACAGCATGGCGGGGATAAGCGAGGTCGTGGGCTGGCCTCAGAAGTCGGTGGACGCTTTGGCCGACCGCATCGTGTTCGATGGTTTCGTCGGAGTCGGCGACGACAGCCGCGACCCGTTGGGTTTGGATTCGATTCTTTCCGACAATGACTTCGACGTGGAATTGCCGCAGGCCATCCGCAGCGCGCTCATTCACTCATGCTCGTTCCTGAACGTGCGCAGCGCGGAACCCGAGGATGGTCTGCGCTCGAAGGTGTCCGTGTCGTTCCGTAGCGCCCTCTATGAGACGGGCCTGTGGGATTACGCCCGTCGTGGACTGTCGGCGGCGTTGTCGATAACCGATATCGACCGCTCACAGTACGCGCAGACGAACACCATCGTGCCTTCCGAGCTCATGCTCTACATGCCCGGCTACACGATTCGCATCCGCCGCACGCAATCAGGCCGCTATCATGCGGACGCTCCCCGGAACACGTACATGGATCATGTGCCCGTGTACCTGATCCCCTACCATCAGGACCTGAACCGCCCCTTTGGCCGTTCGCGCATCAGCCGCGAGGTCATGAGCATCACCGACACGGCGGTGCGCACCATGCTGCGCATGGAGGTAAGCGCCGAATTCTATTCAAGCCCGCAACGTTACCTCATCGGCGCGGACGAACCGCCAGAGGACAAGAACGGCAAGAAACTGACCGGCTGGGAAGCCACCATCTCGAAGATGCTCAACATCAGCCTCAACGAGGACGGCCAAGCGCCCACCATCGGCCAGTTCACGCAGATGACCATGCAGCCGCACACCGACATGCTTCGCGCCCTCGCGGCACGCATGAGCGGAGCGACCGGAGTTCCGCTCAGCCAGTTCGGCGTGATGACGGATTCCGGCCCCTCCTCGTCCGAAGCGATCATGGCGGCCGAAAGCGAGCTCGTCATCGAGGCGAAGAACGCCTGCCGCGCCATCGGAGTGCAACTACGCAAGGCCGCGAGGGACATCGCCATCCTCAACGGCACCAGCGAAGACAGCGACGAGCTCAATCGGCTTCAGGTCAACTGGCGTGACCCCGAACGCCCGTCTCAGGCCGCGCTCTCCGATGCCATCGTGAAGCAGGTGACGGCCATCCCATGGCTCGCCAACTCCGACGTGATTCTGGAAAAGCTCGGCTACACGGATTCCGACATCACACGCCTATTGGCCGACAAGCGCAAGGCCGAGACCCGCAGCGTGCTTGACTCCCTCGTGAACGGAGGCAACAAGGATGACGGACAACCAACAGCTGAATCAGCTACAGTCCAGCCAAACCAGGGCGGTGGAACTGGCACGCCACGATCTGGCGAAACTATGGGAGACGCTGCAGCAGCTCAGCCCCGAATGGCAGCGTGACATGCTGCTCGACTACGTGCCGCAACTGGTCGCCAAATACGGTGACCTCGCGGCGCAGGCCGCCTACGAATGGTATATGCGCGTCCGTGGCGAATCGGTGCCAGAACCATGGGAGTCCGACCTATCCGACTCGTTCCCCGGCGACGGCATCGACAAGACCATACGCTGGCAGGCCGGCCACCTATGGACTGACCCGCAGACCATGCAGGCGTATCTGGCCGGCGCGATGCAGCGCTGGGTCATGTATTCGGGGCGAGAGACCGTCGCCCGCCTATGCGAGCACGACCCGTCCAAACCCCGGTACGCGCGCGTGCCGAGAGGCGCGAAGACGTGCGCGTTCTGCACGATGCTCTGTTCGCGAGGCTGGGTGTATCACAGCGAGAAGACCGCGAAATACGTCAAAGGCTCGTTCAGACTGTTCCACGACGATTGCGACTGCCAGATCGTGCCCGAATGGGACAGGGACCAAGCTCACATCGAGGGCTATGACCCAGACCGCATGTACTCGGAATACATGCACGCCCGCAGCCTCATCGAGAACGGCGAACTGGACGACGACACTTATCGGATGATAAAGGCCACCACGAAAGGCGACCCCGAGAATCCGAACGACCCGAACACGATCACCTATGTGATGCGCCGACTCTACCCCGACCGTTACAAGGACGGCTACGGGGTTCCCCGACCGTCGCACTCGAACTGAGATTTTCCCTGACCACCCGCACGGGTGGTTTTTTATGCCCGAAACGGGCCCCAACCATAGGAGGAACCATGACCGAAGAGGCCAACGGCAACCAGCAGGCGGCACCGACCGAGAACGGAGCGAAGCCGCCCGAAATCGACTACGAGGCCAAATACAAGGAGGCCATCGCCCATTCCCGCGAATGGGAGAAACGCGCCAAGGACAACAAGACAGCCGCCGACGAGCTGCAACAGCTCAAGGAGGCCCAACTGTCCGAAGCCGAAAAGACCGCCAAACGCATCAAGGAGCTTGAAGCCAAGAACGCCGCTTACGAGGCGGAGAAACAGCAGAACGAATGGAAGACGCAGGTTTCCAAGGAAACCGGCGTGCCCATCGGACTGTTGCACGGCTCCACGCTCGAAGAGATGCAGGCCAACGGCAAGGCGCTCGCCGACTACATCACCGAGAAGACCAAGCCGAATGTGCACGCCTCCTCCGAATCCAACCAGCCGCCAGCACCTTCCGGCGCTTCCGGCGATTGGCTGCGTGACCAGTACCTCCAAACCAAATAAAAACTCATCCCGATTAGAAAGGAACCATGATGGCTTCCAATGTGAACTCCATCATCGCCAGCGGCGATCTCGGCGGCGGACTCATCCCCACCGAATACGCCACCCAGATCATCCAGGACGCCCCGAAGTCCTCGGTGTCTCTGACCCGCATGCGCCAGATCCGCATGAGCACCCGCACCCGCACCCAGCCGGTCCTCGACTCCAAGCCGATCGCCTACTGGGTCGGCGGCGACACGGGCCTCAAGCAGACCACCAAGCAGGCGTGGAGCGGGCTGAGCATCACCGCCGAGGAGATGGCCGCCATCGTGCCGATCCCCGAGGCTGTGATCGCGGACTCCGGCATCCCCCTGTGGAACGAGGTGCAGCCGCGACTGGCGGCCGCGCTCGGCTACAAGCTGGATCAGGCCACCCTGTTCGGCGTGGACAAACCGTCCAGCTTCCCCGACGGCATCATCCCGCAGGCCATCGCGGCGCATAACACGCTCACCCAGGGCAAGGACCTCGCCAAGGACGTGGCCACCATGGGCCAGAAGCTCGCCGAACAGGGGTTCGCCATGAACGGCTTCGCCAGCAAGCCGGGCCTCAACTGGGAGCTTATCGGCCTGCGTAACGCCAACGGCAGCCCGATCTACGTGCCCTCGCTCGCCTCCGGTGCGCCGTCCACCCTGTACGGTTTCGGCCTCAACGAGGTCGACAACGGCGCATGGGATACCACCAAGGCCGTGCTGCTCGGTGCCGACTGGTCGAACTTCGTGGTAGGCATCCGTCAGGACATCACCTACAAGCTGCTTGACCAGGCGGTTATCACGGACGACGACGGCAAGGTGATTCTGAATCTCGCCCAGCAGGATTGTGTGGCCATGCGAGTCGTGTTCCGCGTGGGCTTCCAGATCGCCAACCCGATCAACGACGTGCAGCCGGACAAGGCCAAGCGCTTCCCGGCCTACGTCATCGCGCCGGCCTCCGCCGTAGCGGCGTAGGCCACCGGAAAGTGATGGCCATGGGACTGAAGCTGCCGGCCGCAGCACGCGGCTACGGCATCATCGCATCCCGACATTAAGGAGGCCGCCATGTTCGACGACACGGGAGAAAACCCATTTGCCACGCATTTGGAATTGGCCAAACGCTGGAAGCAGATGCCGGACGACCCCGATTATGTGGATCAGCGGCTGGCCGATGCTTCGCAGTTCCTCCGCGAACAATGCCCGGGTTGGCGGAACATATCGCGGGCGACGCTTGAACGCATCGCCTGCGAGCTCGCCAAGGATGCGATCTCGTCCGACATACAGACCGAGGGCGCGGGGTTCGACACCACCGGTGCCAGCAATCTCAGCCTCACGGCGGGGAATTTCACCCAATCCATGACATTCGCGAACCCTCGCGGCGAATTCTACTTGTCCAAGGGGCAGAAGAAGGCGCTCAGGCTCACCGGTCAACGCTTCTACAGCATCGACCTGTCGAACGGGGAGGCGTCATGAGGGGCGAAACCGTGAAAGTGGTGCGCTACACGCCCACGGGCGAGACCGACCCGGGCGGTTCGCCCGTCACGAAGGTCGATATCGAATCGGTGGGCAACGTGCTCGTCTCGCCGGGTGCCATGTCGAATGCAACCGATTCGCTGCGCCCTGACGGAGTGACCGTGGCGTTTACGTGCCTGTTCCCCCGCTCCTATGAGTTCCGCAGCCTGCGTGGGGCGGGGGTGCGCATCGACGGGCATGAATACAAGGTGATTGGCGACCCGAGACCATTGGGCGGCGGCATGAGGCCGACCGCCTGGAACCTCACGGTAGAAGTCACCGACACGAAGGGATAGTGCATGAAACGGGTGAAACTGCATTATTCGGCATTCCAGGCGTACAGGCGCAACGAGGGTTCCAAGGCCGCCATGTCCGAGGCCGAAAAACTGGCGGCGAGGGCGAACTCGATGGGATCTCCCACGCACGCCGGCCAGCCACTGTACACGGCGTTGGGCCCGCAGGCCAGTCCCGAAGGTGCCACCGCACTGGTGCATACGGAGAACACCGCCGCCCGCGTGGACAATGCCATGCACAACACGCTCGCCAAGGCGCTGGGAGGCGGCTGATGAACGCGGAGAAGCTCGTCATGGACTGGCTCAACGCGGCACCCGAACTCAAGGATTATCCCGCGAGCTTCGAGGTGCCTGCCAAATCGAGCGCCACGAACCGTATCCCGTTCGTCACCGTGGAACGCACGGGAGGTTCGGAAGGCCGGTTCGTGTCGAGACCATTGATCGCTGTGCAGGTGTGGGCCGCTTCACGCTGGGAGGCTTCGGACGTGGCACAGCGTCTCGTGCTGCCACGGTTGAAACGCATCGTTGAACTGCCCGAGGTGGCCGATTGGGACATCACCGGCCTGACCGACTTCCCCATGCCGGACGGACGGCCACGCTACCAGATACTCATCCAGCTCACCGTCAAGACCGACGAATGAGCATCATTTCCAGAAAGGGCCTAATCATGGTTAATGAAACAACAACGAAGAACGATTCCACAAACGTGTCGTTCGGCAAGTTCAAGGTCGGCGGCTACGCGTACGCGGCACCCGTCGGCACCGCATTGCCCACCGATTCTGAAAGCGAGCTCGACTCCGCTTTCCAGCTCATCGGCTACCTGTCGGAGGACGGCATCACGAACACGACCGACACCGACACCGCCGAAGTCAAGGACGCGAACGGTACGACCGTGATGAAAGTCGTCTCCAGCTACTCCGAAAGCTACCAGTTCGTGCTCATCGAGTTCCTGCGCAAGGCAGCGGCGCAGATGCGCTACGGCAACGACGCGGTGACCGGCAAGGACAAGAGCATGGTCATCAAGCATCAGATGCCCGACGATACACCGGTCTCGCTCGTGTTCGAGATCGTTGCAACCGGCAACGTGAAGGACCGTACCGTCATCGGTTCCGCAACCCGTTCCGAATTCGGCGACCGCCAGATGCATTCGAGCGACGTGCTCGGCTATGACCTCACTGTGAACGCGAACGACATGGGCGATGGTGTCACCTCCATCGAATATATCGGCATCCCAAAAGACCAGAGTCTCTGACCGTGACCGCAACGGCTCGACTAGCCAACGCTTCCCCTCGCGGATTCCTTTCTTCTCTCCTTGCCGCGAGGGGAACCCTTTTTTGACCGTCAAGGAGAGAACCGCTTTTTTTATCAAGGAGAATCAGAATGTCACGCAACCGAAGCCATCGCAATACAAACGCCAACCAGATTGCCAGCCATCCACAGGACCACAAGCAGTCCAAGAATACGGTTCGCCGTGTCAACGTCCGTGGAATCGATATCGGTATCGACCCGAAGGTTTTGGACGATTGGGAGTTCATGGAATCTCTCTATGACCTTCAAGCCGACCCGAAGGGTAACGCCTTGCAAATCATCCCATTCCTACGCCGACTTCTCGGCGGCTCATACGGCAAGGTCAAGAATGGATTGCGAGGGGCTGATGGGCGTATCGACGGCGAAACCATGGGCACCTTCCTGATCGAGCTGTTCGAGGAGATGGGTAAGGCTTTCCCAAACTCATGACGCTCGTGCTCCTTCTCGACCGCTGCCCCGACCAGTTGGCGGCGGACATGAGAAGGGAGTACGGGCTCGGCGTGTACGACCTGGACCCGTCGGAGACGGCCGCACTGGCCGCGAACCTCCCCGCAGGCTCACTCGTCTGGCAGACGTTGGACACGCCGCGCGCGTGGACGTTCGACCAGTATCTGGCCGTGCTGCGCATCGAACAGATGAACCAGTGGATCTGGGCAAACGGCGACCCGAAAAAACGCGGCCCGCAACCCCGGCCGCTGCCACGCCCCGGCCAACCCCACGCCACGCCGGAAGCAACCGGCCCGGCCACGGAAGCCGGACCAGAGAACCCCGAACCCGATGGCAACACCATCCGTCGCACGCGCACCATCAAGGCCGTGGGCATGAACGTCGAACAGCTCGACCGATTCATGAGCCAACGGTTCACGACCGTGAACCGTGTGGAGAACCGGCCGCAGACCGGACAACCGAACAGAGGAAGGCGAAACAATGGCCTATAATCTCGCCACCGCATACGTGCCCATCGTCCCCTCCATGGAAGGCGTGGGCAAGGCCATTGAAAAAGCGTTCGGAGACGCATCCAAAACCACCGGCAGTAAGACCGGCCAGAGCATCGGCCAGGGACTGTCTGTCGGATTCGCCGCCAAGGTCGGCGCCGTCGCCGGCATCGCCTCCAATGTGTTCGGCAAGGTCGCATCCGTGGTCACGTCAAGCCTCGGCAGCGCAATCGACCGCGCCGACCAGATGAACAATTTCCCGAAGGTCATGAAAAACCTCGGCTACAGTTCGCAGGACGCGGCCGCATCCATCAAGAAGATTTCGAACGCCTTGGACGGCCTGCCGACCACAAGTTCGGCAATGACCGGCATGGTGCAGCAGCTCGCCCCACTGACCTCGAACCTCGACGAGGCCACCGACATCGCTTTGGCGTTCAACAACGCCATGCTTGCAGGCGGTGCAAGCACGATGGAGCAGGAGAACGCGCTCACCCAGTACACGCAAATGCTGAGTGCGGGCAAAGTGGACATGCAGGCATGGCGTTCGATTCAGGCCGCCATGCCGGGCCAGCTCAACCAAGTGGCCGAGGCCATGCTGGGCGCAGGGAAGAACTCAAACGACCTGTATGAGGCCATGAAAAACGGGTCGATCAGTTTCGATGATTTCAACAAGAAGGTCATGGAACTGAACCAGAACGGTTTCGGCAAATACGCCTCGTTCGCCCAGCAGGCGAAGGACGCGACTCAGGGCATCGGCACGGCCATGGAGAACGTGAAGAACCGCGTCGCCAAGGCCGTGCAGAAGGTCATCGAGGCCGTGGGAGTGGAGAACATAGCCGGAGCGATTAACGGTTTCTCCAGCCAGTTCGGCAAGGTCGGCGACGCTGCGGCGAGCATGGTCACCGGCGTGAAAGGCTGGTTCGGCAAGGCGGCGCAGGCCGCGCAGCCGCTCGTGTCGATCTGGAAGTCCGATTTCGGGCAGCTCGGCATGTATCTGAAAGGTCTGGCGGCGAACGCGCAGGCATTCGGCGGGAGTCTGCTCGATGTCGTCACGAATGGCGGGGGCTTGCAGAACTTCCTCACGGGATTGAACAACATCATCTCCCCTCTCGTCAACTGGTGGATCGCGCTTACCCGCAACGTGAGCATCTTCATCGGCACGCTTTCCGACAGCGGCGGCGTGCAGGCGTTCCTCGCTTCGCTCAGCGAACTCTGGAAGGGCCTCACGCAACTCGGTCAGGGATTGTCAGACGCAGTAACCGGTTTCCTCGCGGTCGGTCAGAACGGTGGCGTCGCAGCCTCCATCGGCCAGCTCGTGGGCGACGCATTCAACGCCGCCGCCCCATTTGTCGAAAAACTCGCGTCCACATTGCAGTCGCTTGGTGATTGGGCGATCGGCAACGGCGATGCGATACGAACCATCATTGCTGGCATCGCGGGTGGTTTCGCGGCGTTCAAGACGGCGAGCCTCATATCCGCAGCCGTCACCGCATTGAAATCGTTCGACGCGGCGGCGAAAATCGCCGCAGCCGGACAATGGGTGCTCAACGCGGCAATGAACGCAAACCCAATTGTTCTCGTGGTCACCGCGATAGCGGCCCTTGTGTCGGCTCTTGTCTGGTTCTTCACGCAGACCGAGACAGGCCGCAAGGCGTGGGCGGCGTTCACCTCGTTCCTCTCTTCCGCGTGGCAGTCGGTGGTGTCGTTCGTCACCGGTCTCGGCCAGAACATCGCGAACTTCTTCACGCAGACGATTCCTAACGCGATCCAATCCGTCATTCAATGGTTCCAGCAACTGCCTTCCGCAATCGGAACGGCGTTGTCGAACCTTATCACGTCGATTGGCACGTGGGCGGTGAGCTTCGGCCAGTCGGCATTGCAGGCGGGCCAGCAGTTCGTCTCGAACATAGCGAACTTCCTCACGAACCTTCCGGCGACGATAGCCTACTGGCTCGCCTACGGCATCACGTTCGTGGTGCTGTGGGCCGCACAGCTCGGCTCTCAGGCGATTTCTGCGGGCCAGCAGTTCCTCACGAACCTCGGCACGTTCCTTATGCAGCTGCCGGGCAACATATGGAACTGGCTGACCTCCACGGTCGCGTCGGTGGCGAGCTGGGCCGCGCAGATGGGTGCCAACGCGCTTTCCGCAGGCTCCCAGTTCCTCAGCAACGTCGGCACGTTCATCTCCCAGCTTCCGTCGAACGTAGGCTCATGGCTGAGCGGTGCGATAAGCGCCGCAGCCAGCTTCGTCGGGCAAATGGCGTCGAACGCGGTCAACGCCGGCTCACGGTTCCTTTCGTCCATCGGCTCCTACATTTCGCAGGTGCCCGGACGCATCGGCGCCGGGCTTTCCGGCGCGATAAGTGCGGTTGGCTCGTTCGCCAGCAGCATGGCATCAGGCGCGTTGCGGGCGGGACAGCAGTTCCTCAGCAATCTGGTCAACACGCTTGCATCCATACCGGGACGCATGGTGTCCATCGGCTCGCAGATCGTGCAGGGCATAATCAACGGCATCACGGGCAGTATCGGCCAAGTCGGCAGCGCCATTCTCGGCGGCGTGAAAGACGCCATCGCCGACGTGAAGAACATGCTCGGCATCCACTCGCCATCACGCCTGTTCCGCGACCAGATAGGTCGGAACATCGGCCTCGGCCTCGCCCAGGGCATCAGCAACAGCCAAGCTGCCGTCATGGCCAGCATGAACGACATGGCCTCCGGTGTCGCATCTACGAGGTTCACGACCCCGGACGTAGCTGCCGGATACGGCGTGAAGTCAGTTGGAACCGCCGTTCCCACAAGCAGCGAAACATCGTCCGGTGAGCTGCTTGGCGAACTCCTGTCGGAGCTGCGCGCACTGCACGCGGATATGCCGCTGATTATGGAGAAGCTTGGCATCAAGGTCAACGGACGTGAACTCGGAAGGGTGGTCAGGGACTATGCGATCGCTTAGTTATATATGCGCCTCGACCGGTGAGACGATCCCACTGGAAGGGCCCGATACCTGGGCTCAGACGGCGGATGGGCTGCGCGGTCGCGAATGGTCGTACACCCTCGGATACCGGAGTCTGACCGGAGTAAGTCGTACGGCGCGCGAGTCCGAGCTTGACCTAACCTATGTCCGCTGCCCCGAGAAGGTGGACTGGACGCGCCGCCTGTTCGATGCCGACGTTGCCGCAGGAACGCCGGGCATGTTTGATGCTGACGGCTGGACGACTCGCGCCTACGTGGTCAAGGCGGAGCCGCAGACCATCACGCCGGTGATAATCCAGCAGAAGCTCACCGTGGTCATGCTTGACGGCATCTGGCGTAAGGCCGGGGAATCGCAGCACTTCTGGAGCGACGCGCTCACGCCCGGACTGGACCTCGACTATCCGCATGATTATCCGCATGATTATCTGACGACCACGAGGAACGCGGTGGCCTCGAATCCCATGCCCACTGCCATGCCGTTCCAGATGGTGATATTCGGGCCGGTGTCGAACCCGCAACTCACGTTGGGCGGCAACACGTACGCGCTCGACATGGACATACCCTCGGGCTCCTACGTGACCGTCACTTCGATTGCAGGCCGTCGCACCATCGTCATGACCGCCGAGAACGGCGACGAAACCAACGTGTTCGACAAGGGCCGGCGCGGAACCGGTCTCAACGGGGGCGAATACATCTTCCAGCCGATACCGGCTGGCGATTCCATCGTGCAGTGGAGCGGCTTCGGCGTCGATTTGACCGTCTATCAGGAGGAAAGCGAGCCACCATGGTGGAACTGATCGTCACCGATGCGAGCCACGTGGACCAAGCCAGCCTTGAGGGCTTCACGCTCGACGCCGCGTGGGGCGCGGACGAGAACGATTTCGAACTGACCGTGGACCGGCTCATCGATGCCGGTAGCTACGTGTATTTCGACGGCGGCGAATGCGGGGGCGTCGTGGACTCCCTGAAGGACTCGCTGAAGGACGGTCGCAGCACCCTCACCTACGGCGGTCGCACGTGGCACGGCATGTTGGCGAACAAGATTTTGGAGCCTGATAGGGGCAAGGATTATCTCACCGTGAGCGGCACGGCCAGCACGGTCATCGGCTCGCTCATCAGTCGCGTCGGCCTTGACGGCGTGTTCGACGCGGTTGACTCGCCCACTGCCGGCGCGCAGACCATCAAAAGCTACCGGTTCGACCGCTACACGGACTGCTATACGGGTTTGCGGAAGATGTGCGCGGCCAACGGACTGAAACTCAGGCTCGCCTATACGTCCGGCCAGGTCAACATCTGGGCCGAACCGGTCGCGCATTACGGCGACTCGATTGACAGCGACCTCATCGATTTCGACGCGACCCGCACGTGGAGGAAACCGAATCATCTCATAGGCCTAGGCAAGGGCGAGGGTGCCGGTCGAACGGTCGTCCACTGGTATGCGGATGCGGCGGGCAATGTCAGTCAGACCCAGTCGCTCAGGGGTGTGGACGAGATAACGCAGGTCTACGACTATTCGAGTGCCGAGACCGCCGAGCTCAACAACAAGACCAAGGAAAAATTGCAGGATCTGCAATCCGAGGGTGATGTGAAGGTCACCGTGCATGAGGATTCGGGCATCGTGTTCGACGTTGGCGACACCGTTACCGCAAGGGATAATCTCACCGGCATCACCGTCACTGCGTCAATCGTTAAGAAAATCGTCAAGGTCTCGGGCGGCGTCCTGTCCGTTGACTACGAGGCCGAGTAACAAGGGAGGACACGCTATGGCGCGTATCGATAATGCGACGGTCATGCAATGCGACCGGTGCGGCAGTAACAAATGGTACAAGGATCTGGACGACCCGGATATCAAGACGTGGTACAACACGATCCGACTGGACGCGGACGGCAAGGAGCACGGCTACCTGTTCTGCGCGAACTGCTGGCAGGAATACGCCAACCGGTTGAAGGACATCGACAACGGCTTCGATAGCTGGTACCAGAACGGAGGCAAGCGGAATGGTTGAACTCGTAACCGGACATGCGGGCAAGGCGCACGCCACGGCGGAACAGGCCGCAGGTCTCAACGCCGGCATCCTCGGCTTGGACGATTATGTGCTTAATGTGCACGACAAGTTCAAAATCACCGTCGTTTCCGCGAACAAGGTGACTATCGGCACGGGTGAGCTGGTCATGCAGGGGCGTCACGTCAGCCAGGGCACGCCCGAGGACCTGATCGTCACCAACGGCTCGCAGGGGCAGAAACGCAACGATCTCATCGTCTGCCGCTACACCAAGGGCTCGCAGTCGATTGAGAGCGCGGAACTGGTGGTGGTCAGGGGCACGCCCACCACGGGCACGCCCACCGACCCCACGTTGAACACGACCAGCCCGTTGGACGGGGGCACCACCTACGACATGCCCTTGTACCGCATCCCGTTGGACAGCATCACCATCGGCACACCAGTGCCATTGTTTAATGTTTTGCGGCCGATGAGCGACGTGTGGGATTCCCTAACCCAGCGTATCCGGTTCGACCGTTCCGGCACCACGAGCGTCGGGGATGAGATGTACCTTAACGGTGCGATACTGCCGGGCAGTCCCGCCATCGCGGTCATCAGCATCGTATGGGTCAACAAGGGCGCGTTCAAGGCACAATCGTGGAAAGCCACCACACTGGCTCGTATGGTCGGCTGGAAGGTGATTGGATCCGCCGTACATTCCCCGGCTGCGGAGAACATTGCCTACGAGCATCTAAGCAAGAACCAGTTCGCCGCGACCAGCTCAGGGGAAATCCAATACGTCACGCCGGGAACCATCGACATCGCCGCGAAGGCATGGCATCGCGGCTGTCTTATCGCGCCGGTCACGCCCGCATAAGGTTTCCCTAACCCCTGTCACGGGCCAAGTCAAGATGCCGTATTCCGATAGGCATATCACTCTGGTTCGTGTCGGCCGTATCGTCACCGCCTGCGCGTATATCACGCTGACAAGCAATTTCAATCAGGTCGGCAACGTGTCCGTCAACGAGACAATCCCGGAGGGTTTCAGACCGTCCGGCGATTCCCGTGCGATCATGCGCGGCACCGACAACAGCGGCGCGACCAGTTTCTACCTTTACGGCACCGCAGACGGGAAAATGGTGTTGAACGGAACCGGATATACCAGCCGATTCGTCGGCATATCCGGCTGCTGGATTACCGCGTAGCTTTCCCTAACCCGAATGCCGTATATTCTGTGCGGAGGCCATACCGTCACCACGAATGATGACGGCACATTCTACATCGGCGTTCATTCCCCGAACGGGAAGAAAGCCGATTACGCGGCCTACACGATTGGGCCGTTCGGCACTGGTTTCGACCAGGCCGGCGAGTACACCGCACAACGTTGGGATACCAGCGACACAAACCAGATACGCTTCCGCCTGTGGAACACCAAAGACAACCGCTGGTGCGGCAAAGTCGCGATATTCGGCAGCTGGATCGCAATCTGGAACAGGCAATAGTTTTCCCTAACCCCGTTGCATCTCTACACGGGGAGCAGCGTGCTCTATGATGCTGGCTCAGGCGGTTATGCGACCCTGTGGACGTTCAGCCAGTTCCGGCAACAGTTCGGCCGCGATTGGGGTGATGACGTTTGCGTTTCCGCCATGAACGGGGATTGGGACGCGAACGGCCGTCAAGTCACCTCGGTGCGCGTTACGAGAAGCGGAAACCGTATCGATGTCATGTTCGACGGTAAAAACCCGCAACCTACCCGCGTCAACTGGGCCGTCATGTGGCGCGGATAGGTCACACCGCGTATGAGACGGTCAAACCGAACGGGCTCGTGCCCTGCGTGCCGCCCTGATTGGCGTAGGTCATGGTTCCGTCCGCGTTTACGTTGATGGTCTTCTGGTTCGCTCCGTCGCGCCCGCCGTAGGAGAAGTTCAAATCCATCGGGGGACGCCAGCTTTCAGACAGGGTTCCGAAATTGCCGGTGTTCCACGCGCCGGACGCCGATGACTTCCAGTCGATTCGCAACGTCGCCACAGGCCCCGACCGGTAGCCCTTGACCGTGCCGTAACTACTGTCGATAAGGGTCGTGACCGGTGTGCGGGTTAGGGAAACCCGCTCAGGCTATTAGGGCTCGTTCCCAGAGGCGTTGCGCGTCTCGCAAAGCCGTGATATCCGGTTTGAGGTAGTACTTCGCGGTGGTTTTGATATCGCTGTGGCCGAGCATTTTCGACACGATGGCGATATCCGCTCCCGCCGCCAGAGCGTTCGTCGCCCATGAGTGGCGCAGGTTGCGTGCGGGCACATGCGGCAGATCATGCCGCTTGCAGTAGGCCTTGTATTGGCGTGCGGCTTGCGGCGGGGTGAGGGTGCCGATGAGTCGGACTCCCTCGCGTGGTTTGATTTCGCGCAATCGTTTGACGGCGAAGCGCGGCAACGGGAGTGTGCGGCGGCTTAGTTCGGTTTTAGGCGGCACGACGACCTCATGCCCGCCCACCCATTGCAGTCCACGCTCCACATGCAGGACACCGGCACGCAGGTCAATATCCGACCATTCCAGCCCGTACCCTTCCTCGGTACGCAATCCGCATGAGACGGCGCAGATAAGCCACGCTTCCAAAGGGTGAGCGTAGAAGCCCCGCAACAGCGTGCGCTGCTGACGGATGGTCAATATTCGCGGCTCGTAATGAGTTTTGGCCGGCAGTTGGATGTCACGCCTCGTGATGTCCACGTCCAAAAGGTTCCAGCGGATAGCCCGCCTGAGCATCGCGCGTAGTACGGCCCATGCCTTGCGTGCCGCGCCCGCGCTATCGAAACCGGCAAGCCATTTGTCGACCAGTTCCACGCTTATCGCGTCCATATCCGATGCGCCGAACACGGGTCTGACGTGCAACCGCCACGCGCTCTCGTAGCCCACGCGCGTGCTCTCACGCAGATTCCGCGTGCAATACGGCCAAAACCGGTTGGCCCAAAACTCTCGTAACAGCATTTTCAACCTCCAAAACCCACACGCCGCACGGCCAATCCACGCGGGATAACGTGTGGGTTTTCCCACCGTAAAGGAGCTTTTCCATGTCTTTGCTCGCTCACGTCGTCGATTGGCTCGTGCCTTTTATCTGTGGCGGCGTGGCCACGGTTTTGGGCCTGATGTGGCGATGGGGCAAAGCCATGGTCAACGGGCTGCGCGAGCTCCTGCTGTGCCAGTTGGAGGACCTGCGCCGCGAAATGGTCATCGAGCACGACGGGGTGGCGGACGAGGACCTCAAATCACGCTCCCAACGCCTCTACGACTCCTATCACTCGTTGGGCGGCAACGGGCACGGGACATCGCTCAACAATGACATCCAATCCGCGCCGATAGCGCCCCGACAATCCTGACCCACGACCGTGGGCCACAAACAATATCCATCCCAAAAAGAAAGGGGAAAAATGGTCAAAAACAAGGACAAGCCGAAGCCGTGGCATAAGCGTCTGCTCGCCAAGGCCACCGCACTGGCCGCCGCCGTCTGCATGATGCTGCTTCCGGCGACCGCGCACGCGGACATGCAAGGCGTGGACATGTCCAACTGGCAGTGCGGCGCGGACGTGTACAACATGCAGGCCGACTTCGTGATTGTCGGCACCACATGGGGCACGGGCCAAGTCAACAACAACTGTCTCGTGTCCGGCGTCAACACGGACGCCAACCGCATGATCGCCCAGGCGCAGGCCAGCGGCAAGAAGTTCGGCCTGTATCATTACGCGATGGGCGGTTCGCCCGAAGCGGAAGCCCAGTTCTTCTACGTGAACACGTCGAACTATTGGCGTCATGGCATCGTGGCGCTCGACTGGGAGATGGATGACAACCCCGCATGGGGCGATTGGAATTGGGTACGCCGCTTCATGGCGGAATGCGAACGCCTTTCCGGTGGTGTGCGTCCGTTGCTGTACACGGGCCCGGTGGCCGGCACCATCCCCAGCGACATTCGCAACCGGTACGGCCTGTGGATCGCCCAGTATGCGAACATGTCGCCCACCGGCTATCAGGCTAATCCGTGGATGCTGGGCGCTTACGGCGAGGCCATGCGACAATACTCCGGCACGGGCGTGGTGAACACGTGGAGTCCCATCGACCTCAACATTTTCCGTGGCGAGGCATGGCAGTGGGATTTGTACGCCAACCCCACCGGTTCCACAGCCCCGGCCCCGGCAACGCCTGCGCCCGTGCAGCCGAGCAAACCCCAGACCAACACGGGTGGCATCAGCCACACCATGCAGTGGGGCGAGACCATCTGGGGACTCGCGGTCGCCTACAACGCCTGGCCGTTGTCCGCGTGGCATACGCCGAGCGGTGACATCAACCGCTACTACGTTGGCGACGTCGTAACCTACGGCGGCTCCGCCCCCGCACCGTCCAACGGGGTCTCCAAGGTCCTCCAGTGGGGCGACACCGTGTGGGATTTCGCCACCGCGCACGGCTACAGCGTCTCCCAGTGTTCGGTCCCCTCCGGCAACATCAACGTCTACTATCCCGGTGACGTGGTGACCTGCCGCTAAAACCAACCGATGCCGCCGTCACTCCCCTAATGGCGGCATCACCCCATCAATGATCGGAGCAAAAACATGACCGACAATCCAACCGAAACACCGGCATCCACCGACACCGTGCCCGACTGGCTCATCCCCAGCCGCGTCTATGACGTGCTCAAATGGCTCGCGCTGATCGTGCTGCCGGCCATCGGCGTGCTCGTGCAGACCCTCGGCCCCGTATGGGGCTGGACATGGGCCGATCCGGTCGCGACGACCATCAACGCCGTTGCCCTGACCATCGGCGTCGTCATCGGCGCAAGCGCCCTCAAGGCCAAGGCATCCAAAACCGAATAACCATAAAAACACCACCGCCCCTCCCCAGCAGCAACGCTGGACGGAGGGGCGGTTTTCGCGTTTATTATTGACAATGTAAATAGATTACGTTATTGTTTACATCGTAAATAGAATAAATCGCTATTTACAAATATTTCCCGACAAGGAAGGGACGGTGCAATCAGAGACAAACGAACCAAACCGCTTCTTGAGAAGCTCGAAAACCAAGGATGGCGCATCACTGAAAAAACTAAAGGCTGGATGTGCTACCCGCCCGACAAAACCAAACAGGCAGTGATGATACACAAAACGCCATCGGACGCACGATGGTACGCCAACTGCATGTCACACCTAAAGCGTAGCGGATACATCGAGTAGGCGGTATATTCTGCGGGTACCGGAAGCGGCAACTCCCGGTACCCGCAGAATATCAAACTCTCAAGACCACCCCCCAAAAAAACAGCAAGGGAAGACCGCGAACCGCGACGAACGTGTGGGGGAACGTAAACTGCGGAAGGAGAAAACACATGACGAGCAACGACCGCACTTGGCAGGTGTCGGTAGATATACGAACTCCGATATCAGCCAATGAAGACGACATCTTTGATCTTATGGACAGACTGGGATCATACGGCGCATCCATCGCCATCGACGCAGACGGCAGAGGCATGGGCATCACCCTTGCCATAGACGCCAGCGACACCGCCTCGGCTCTTTCCAAGGCGATTGCGGCGATACGAGAGGAAGGCCGCATCGATGGTTTTGATGTCATAGGGGTGTCCATACGAGACTGGGCCGAAGCCGAACGCGAATCCGCCTCCCCGACATTCCCGAAGGTCGTGGGCTTCGCGGAGATCGCGAAAATGGCCGGCGTGACCAGACAGCGCGCCCATGCATTCCCCAAAATAGAATCGTTCCCCAAACCCGTTATAGAGACGGCACAGGGCCCTCTCTACTCCGAAAACGCAGTCAAGGCATGGACTGAGACACGGGACGTCAAGCCCGGCCGACCAAAAGTAAACGCCTAG